GACAAAGCGCATTTGATAGGCGGCGAGAGAAATCTAATGTCACATCTTGACAGAATTATGAGGCGGATACGTCGTGGCGATTTGAAGATTGGAAAATTGGAGATATTGGTGAGTGAAAGAGAGGAATAAATGAAACTAATGCTATTAGTAATTGCGATAATGGTATGGCTGTTCTGGAACGGGTATGAGCCTATTGGTTGGGTGTCGATTGGATTTGCTGTATTGATATTCTTAGGGTTTGTGTTCGGTAATGATGATTAATTAATCAATGAAAGGAAATAGAATGCCTAATCCCACCAGTACTGCATTAGCATTAATGAGAGAGCGAAATATACACGTCTGTCAGGTTTGTGGAAAGCGACCAGCGGAGGAAGCTCATCATATGTTGTATTCAAAGAAAAAGGGTATTACAGATTTGAACCTTTATGAGAACCTGTGTCTGGTGTGTCGCCAATGCCATCATATAACCGGAAAGGCTAAAACGTGGGATGCGAAAGTTAGTTATTGGAAGTGGTGCTGTTCTTTTTATGGGGAAGAACATATGAAAAAATATCACAAGAGTATTCCTCTTAAAATCAAAGAGAAATATGAGGACATAGAACTTGACAATGTGGTATAATAATGATGTCGAGATTAGTCAATGATTAGCTACAAAACCCCGCTTTCCTATGGCTGGTCTCGACAGATACGCTAATCAGGACGGCGGGGTTTTGTTTAAGAGGAATAAATGAAAACCAAACTGTGCCCAAAGTGTGGGAAGGAATTGCCGTTAGATAATTTTGCTATATGCAAATCTACTAAATCTGGGAGATATAGCTATTGTAAGACTTGTAAAGCCGCTTATATGAGAAAATATAGGAAAGAAAATCCTGAAAAAATAAGAGAAATATGGAAAAGGAGTTATGATAAACATAAAGACGAAAGATTGGCTCATGGTAGAGAGTATAGTGCGAAAACTTACCCACTTGTTAGGAATGAAAAATATCTAAAAAAATACGGAATTTCTTATGACGACAAATTGGAGATGTTAGAAAGGGTTGGTTATAAATGTGAGATATGTGGCAGTAGTGTTTCTATTGAAGATTCGCAACTTGACCATGACCATGCGACAGGAGATGTTCGTGGAATATTGTGTATGAATTGCAATATGTTGTTGGGGCATGCGAAAGATGATGTAAATATATTGAAAAGGGCTATTGAATGGTTATCTTAGCATGGCATAGAGAGTTGCCTTTGAAGGTAAAAGAAAGATACGAAGATATAGAATTGTAAAATGTGGTATAATGTAGTTAGCTCAGGATTACGCAAAGCGAGCTAACAGCCGCCTTTACCGTCGTAGTCCTGAGCAGGCTATCGCTTTCGGTGAGGGCGGCTGTTAGGTTAAGGAGAATGTAATGGATTTGTTACAAGAAATGCAGAATATAAAAACAAGTATAAAATGTGTGGTAGAAGTTCTTAGTGAGCATCAGGAAAATATCTTCGAACTTGAAAAGCAGATAAAGCACGAAAACAACCAGATAGCGCATAACAGGATAACGTTGGGGGAATTGGAAAAACGTAAAATAGAACTTGCTACTGAAATTGGAGAAATGGATGTGAACGAATAATGGAACGCGCCGAATTATCATTTATCGAGAAATCTGAATTACAGCAATGTGAAACCATAATTGAGGAAGGGCTTAGAACCTTTGTCGATGTTGGAGGCGCATTGCTGAAAATTCGTGATAAGAAATTGTATAGGCAAGAGTATTCTACTTTTGAGGAATACTGCCAAAGTAAGTGGAGCATAAGCAGACCAAGAGCTTATCAACTAATTGACAGCGCAAAGGTTATTGGTAATTTGTCTACATTTGTAGACAAAACGCCCGACAATGAAGCGCAAGCCAGACCGCTTACAAAATTAGGCCCTGAAGATCAAGTGAAGGCGTGGGCTAAAGTTATCGAAACAGCACCAGAAGGCAAGATCACGGCAAAGGTTGTATTAGAGGCTGCCAAAGAAATTCAGCAGGAACGCAGAGCTGAACGCAGAGCTGAACGTGTTGAAACAATAATTCAGGAAACCGCAGAGCCTATTGAGGGTATTGGTAAATATCCGATAATTTATGCAGATCCGCCCTGGAGATACGACTTTTCAAGATCAACAAGTCGAGAAATTGAAAACCAGTATCCAACAATGGAATTGAATGACATTTGTAATTTAGAGGTCGTCAAGATCGCTAACGATGATTGCGTATTGTTCTTGTGGGCAACTAATCCAAAATTACAAGAGGCATTACTTGTTATTGATTCGTGGGGGTTTGAATACAAAACAAACATGGTTTGGGTGAAGGATAAAATTGGCATGGGCTATTATGCAAGATCGCAGCATGAATTATTATTGATTGCGACCAGAGGAAGCGTACCGGTGCCAGCGGCAGAATTTAGACCGTCAAGCGTTATTTATTCAGACAGAGATCAACACAGCAAAAAACCCGATGGTGTTTATGACCTTATTGAGAAAATGTATCCTGAATACGCAAAGGTAGAATTGTTTGCAAGAAATAAGCGTGACGGATGGGAATCATGGGGCAACCAATTATGATACATGATTTTAACGAGAGATTACAGTTTAGTTTAGAGGCAAGTTGTGAGCCATTCTGGGAAGCGGTTTATAATAAGGCGTTCCCAACAATGACAGACCTAAAAACCATTGACGACTTATCGAAACAAAGGTTGGGTATTGACCGTGTTGTATTCCTGAATAACGGAAAAGAAATATATATAGATGAAAAGAAGCGTGAAAAGGTTTGGTCTGATATACTTCTTGAATACACATCTGTTGATACAACAAATACGCCGGGCTGGATGGAAAAAGATTTAGCTATTGATTATATTGCTTATGCCTTTATGCCAACACAAAGGGTTTATTTATTCCCGTGGGATTTTTTGAAAAGGGCGTGGGATTACTATAAAGATAAGTGGATCGCAGATTACAAACACATTCCCGGGTACAATAGCAATTACACAACTTGGTCTGTGGCTGTTCCAATATCAGTTTTGCAAAAGGCTGTTACTACCGCGACCGTTATTCAGTTAGAGGGAGATTGTCAATAAAGGCTTAATATAATTTGCGTTCTGTTCCAGAACATGATATACTTGGTTAGAAAGGAGTAAGATGGAAGCCGTAAAAATAAAATTATCCGATGAGGTATTAACGGAGTTCATTCAATTATTCGAAATGGTGAGAGATACCCAGTTTGAAATAGGAGACAAGCTAATAGAACAGGCAAAACTTCATGGGGATAAAAAGGGAGTTATTAATGAAGTTGCGAGTCAGTTGAATGTGAGTGCTTCGGTGCTTTACGACTATTATCGAACTGCTGAAAAGTGGTCTCCGGCTATGCGAGAGATTTATCAGAATTTAGACTACACCATATACCGAAACAGTGACCCGAATGACCCAGAAGATATTGAATTATTAGATAAAGCTATTGATGAAGGTTGGAACGCAACGACATTCAAGGAAAACAAATATCCGGCATTGAAAGACCCAAGAGGAATTTTAGAAAAGGTGTCTGCAATTCTAACAAGGCATAAGAAGGATTGGCGACCTGAAATTCGTTCAGAGATTGAGTCAATTTTAGACCGACTGGAAAAACTACTAAGGCTGTATGTTTCGTGAGCAAAAGCGAACTTGAAGAAACGCTTGCTTTATTTATTAGAGCAGAAGGCTTGCCTGTTCCAGAACGTGAATATAAATTTGCGTTAGAGGAGTTGGGTAGAAAGTGGCGTTTTGATTTTGCGTACCCAGAACATAAAATAGGTATTGAATGTGAGGGAGGAGTATGGTCAAGGGGAAGGCATACAAGGGGACAGGGATTTATTGATGATTGCGAAAAATATAATAATGCGGCGTTGTTGGGTTGGCAGGTGTATCGCTTTCCTGGAGATACAATAAACAATGGGGAAGCTATTGAAATAATAAAAAAGGCGTTAGGATAATGGTAGAGCCAATAGCAAGTTTTGAGGGAGCCGTGGTGCGTGTGAAAACTATGGCTGATGGCTCTCCAAGATTTGAATTTGAAGCGCCAGAACAGGCAATTAGCCAAATGCAGGTGTTAGCAGAGGCGCAAGCCGAACGTCGCTATCTTCGAGTGATAGTACTTGACGCTGACAAGTGGAATGAGTATGAACGCAATTTGTAGAATTTTGAACAGTAGTCATAGGGAATCGCGACGATTCCGCACTTAAAACAAGGAATTATGGATAATCTAAGAAAGAGGCTTTTAGGACTAACAGACAACAAATTAGACTATGTTATTGCACGTTCCAAGACAACAAGCGTTAGAAAAGCGTGCAGCGACATTGATATTTCGACATCTACTTTATATGGATGGGATGATAGAGAAGATTTAGAGCAACTTGCAAATGAATTGAAGGTCGATAGATATTTAGAAATTGAGATGAAGTTGAGGGATGCGTTACCAGATGCAGTTGACGTAATTATAGATGGTATTTATAAGGATAGAGACGGTAAGCGATATTCTACAAGGTTCAGGTCGGCTTGTGAAATATTAGATAGGGGGATAGGCAAGCCTACCCAGCAGATAAACCAGAATAACAATGGCGAAGTTGAAATAGTAGTGAGGTATGCAGATGGTAGACGTAACGATACCGACTCCGCATGAGAAACAACGACTATTTATTGATGACCCTGCAAAGCGAAAAATTATTCGCGCTGGTAGGCGTGGCGGTAAAACTGTTGGAATGGCGATATTGGCTATTGAGAAGTATTTAGATGGTAGACGTGTTTTATATGCCGCACCAACACAAGACCAGATAGAGAGGTTCTGGTTAGAAGTAACAAAGGCTTTGGCAGAACCAATATCAGCGGGCGTTTATTATAAAAACGAAACAAGGCATATTATTGAAAGGTCGGGAACGGAAAACAGGGTAAGGGCTAAAACAGCATGGAACGCTGATTCATTGCGTGGCGATTATGCAGATGTATTGATATTAGACGAGTACCAACTTATGGATGAGACAGCCTGGACGGAAGTGGGAGCACCTATGTTGTTGGATAATAACGGTGACGCTGTTTTTATTTATACGCCGCCGTCCTTGCGTTCTCGGAGTTCTTCTAAGGCAAGAGACCCGCAACACGCCGCTAAACTATATAAAAAGGCTATGAGGGATGAAACAGGAAGATGGGCTGTATTTCATTTCACAAGTTGGGAAAATCCTCATATTAGCAGGGAAGCATTGAATGAAATTTCAGAGGATATGACTTCTATCGCTATCCGGCAAGAGATTATGGCAGAGGATATTGACGAAGCGCCGGGAGCGTTATGGACGAGAGAAGTTATTGAAAATGGCAGGGTAATGAAAGCACCTGACAGTATGAGTAAGGTTGTTGTTGGCGTTGACCCTTCTACAACAAGCGGAGGGGATGAGGCAGGAATTGTTACTGCTGGCGTTTATGGGAATGATTACTATACATTATCAGATGATACATTACAGGGAAGTCCAGAAGCATGGGCGCAAGCGGCAATAACAGCTTATCACAGGCATAAAGCGGATTGCATTGTCGCCGAAAAGAATAACGGCGGCGAAATGGTAGAAAGTGTTATCAGGCAGGCTGTAATTAATGCTAGAATGAAGGATAAGACGGTGGGTGAAGTTCCTGTCAGATTAGTTTGGGCTTCACGTGGAAAGGCAATCAGAGCAGAGCCTATTAGTGCCATTGCTGAAAAAGGGCGTGACCATCATGTAGGAACATTTGAAAGACTTGAAGATGAGTTATGTATGTGGGTTCCGGGTGAGGCAAGCCCTAACAGACTTGACGCTAAGGTATGGGCTATGACTTATTTATCACAGACGAAAACAGCAATAAATCCGAAGGCAAGTATTCAAAACTATGCAGGACAATCGAGGTCTACTGAAAAGAGACCCCCATTTTAAGGAGTGGTATGACTGTAGAGTTGATATTAGGCGATTGCTTAGAGGTTATGAAGGGCATGGATGATAAAAGTGTGGATGCAATCTTGACAGATTTGCCTTATGGCACTACCGCCTGCTCATGGGACGAGATAATACCCTTCGAGCCAATGTGGGAACAGGTGAAACGGATTTGCAAGGGCGTGTTTGTGACGACTGCAAGCCAGCCGTTCACGAGTAAGCTGGTGATGAGCAATTTGGATATGTTTAAGCATGAGTGGATTTGGCATAAAAATTATTCTGGTGGATTTGTAAATGCCAAGAAAATGCCAATGAAATATCACGAAAATGTTTTAGTGTTTTGTGATACACAGCCGGTATACAATCCAATTTATGAGAGATACTCTGATAGCGTATATAAGAGATTTAAAGATGGGGAAAGGGTAAGTAATCAAAAAGCGGTTGCCAAAGATATAAAAAATAATATACAAAAGATTAGTCCTGTGGCAACAACCATTGAGCTAAAGCGCGGTAAATATCCAAGCACGATACAAAGAATAAAGGGCGTGAGAACAGCTCAAGGGAATAGACAGCACCCAACTCAAAAACCCGTAGAACTTTATAGATATTTCATAAAAACCTACACAAACGAAGGCAATACTGTTCTGGATATTGCGATGGGTTCAGGCACAACAGGCGTGGCTTGTGTTCAGACAGGGCGTAACTTCATAGGTATCGAGATTGATCCCGACTATTTCGCTATTGCAGAACGCAGGATAAAAGAAGCGCAAATGCAACCAAGATTATTATAAGGAGAAGAAAGGATGGCAAACGAGAATTTAATTGCTAATGCGTTATTGAGAACAAACGAAGATTTGTATTATGAGATTGGTGGAAGTTCTGACCTTGTATCAGCAGTAAAGAAAAAGGGTGCGAGAGTATTCAAGTATCGCAAGTATACGCAGGGAGACCATGATGCTAACCTTACCGTTCAGCAAAGACGATTGTTGAATATTCAAGCGGATGATGCGGAATTAAACGAAGCCAGTTCTAACTATTGTTCGATTGTTGTTGATATGATGGCTGGAAGGCTTTCAGTAAGCGAGATAAATTCCGAAGATGATGCTGTATCAGAATGGATGCAAGATACAATAACAAGGAACGGATTTGAAAGTAAGCAAGGGGAATGGTTCAGAGGTGCAATTCGTGATGGTGAAAGTTTTGTTATTGTAGATCCTCAGACAGCGTTATGGGTTAGTGAGCCAGCCTTTGATGGTTATTCAGGGATATTCGCTATCTATGACACGATTACAGGCTTGCCAAAATGGGCTTGTAAGTTATGGGCTGAAAGCGAGCCAAGCGATATTTCAACGGATGCGGAAGATGCAGGCAGTGAAGATATTGTTTATATCGTGGTTTATCAACCTGATAAAATCACTTATTGGGTTGGCACATCCGGTAGCGGAGAAGTAGAACAGAGAACGGTAAACGAGGGAACGTTACCTTTGCTTGAAAGTGGAAACGGCTATTATTGGGAATTAGGAATTATTCCAGTAGTACAAATGGCTAACAAGCGTGACAACTATACCAATTATGGGGAAAGTGAAATAAGAACCGTCATCCCGTTGCAGGATATAGTCAACGCTACCCTTTACGATATGATGATGGCTTCCAAGTTGTCAGCGTTCAAGATTTATTGGTCTAAGGGAATGGAGATTGATAAAGATGGGATTGTACCGGGAAGTGTTATTAATCTTATCTTACAGGACAGTGATGGGAATACGCTGACGAATATTGATGATGCGGCGGCTAAATTCTTGTCAGCGGTTGATGTTGGCGAGTTTGGTGTTACCGATATGAGCCAGTATACCAACCAGTTAGATAAACTTGAAAGGGAAATTAGTCAGGTATCAGCTACGCCTATTTATGGGATTACGAATCAAGGGGCTTTGTCGGGTGAAGCGTTGAAGCAATTAGAGACAGGCTTGATAAACAAGATAAACCGATTTCAGAATGAGAATGTAAATTCGATAAAGATGTTATTCAGATTGACGGCATTGATACAGCGGACTTTTGATGTGAGAAGTGGGTTTATGAATAAGTTTGATTCTACCGTTGTAGACTTCCTGGAATTGTCCGCACCCGTTTCACCACCCGATGATGTTTCAAGTATTAATATCAACTGGAAGTCACCGGAGATTGTAGATGTGTCCGCACAGGTTACAGCGTTATCAACTATGCGTAGAGATAACCCTAACCTATGGGCTGATGAATGGTATCGAGAAAGGATTGGTAGTTTATTGGGAATGTCAAGCCAGCAGATAACAGAGGAAAGCGAAAAGGCTGATATGGAGCGTGTGAGCGCTTTTGACCAGTTAGTACGGAGCAGAAATGCCAAGCCTGATTGATTATATTCGTAAGTTACAGGATGCAGAATATGAGCGTAGTGCTAATGCTATGATGTCGGCTATTGCTCAAATGTCAAAAGGGCAGGGGAGTGAAGTTCAGGCTCTTGTTACGGCGTTGGAGAAGAAAGCAAAGGCAATAACAGAAGCAAGCAAGTTGGTATCAAGCGAAGTTTATTCTCAAATGCTTGCTGGATTCAGGGCAGAAATGAATAGGGTAGAAACGCTGATAAGGCAAACAGCACCTAATATAGAATTGTCGGGGGCAAGGGCGGCTAATAATTCAGTAACAGCAAGATTATTCTACGGTACTTCGCAGGACATGATAGAAGCCGGATTAGACCCAACGAGTGCTGAGGCAATGGCGTATTTTATGCAATTAGTTAAGGACGTTGGAATACCCTTTGAAGTTCCCAAACCAGAGGATTTAGTTACAAAGTATTCTCAAAGTGAAGAATTTTTTAATCACATGGATAAATGGGGAGATGGATATGCGGATTATTTTGACGATGCTATCAGGAATGGGGTAAGGGAAGGATGGAGCCCGGCTAAAGTTGCTCGTTATGCAAGGGATATGGCTACCAATATTCCGGTAAACGCCGCCTATACATGGACAAGAACTTTACAGCTACAGTCTTACCGTGATGCAAGTGCTAGAATGGAAACCCTAAATGGCAGGTTCATTGAGAAGAAGATTCGCATAGCTGCTCTTGACGGTAGAACATGTAGTGCCTGTATTGCTTTACACGGAACAGAAGTTCCTTTAGGGCAATCAATAAGAGACCACTTTAATGGGCGTTGTGATGCTATTTATGTTCCTGCCGGCGGAGAGATGCCTGAATTTATGCAATCAATGAGTGAACCGGGGAAAAGGCAATTTGTAGAATGGCAGAATGGAACAGACTGGTTTGACGCTCAATCG